TAGTGGAAAGCACGGTCGTTGCAGAGAATGACTCAGCAGGTAACCAAGTTGGTGGTATCTTCAACGAAGACGCAATCGCATACGTTTTAAAACGTGACATCAGAATTGAGAACTTAAGAGTTCCTTCAGTTCGTGGTGAAGAGTGGGTTGCATCAGTTGCTTACGGCGTAGGTGGTGTAATGGATGGTAATTCATCTAGACCAGGTTACGGTGTAGGTATTACGGTTGACGCTAACAACTAATACCTTAGTTTAGTTAAACCTTTACAGGTAGCAATGGAGAGGGCGGCTTTATGTCGCCCTTTCTTTTTATATGATTTTCAATTATACGGCTTTTTTAGTGTAATGTTATGCATTTCGTATAAATATTATTAGTAGTAGGAAGGACCTGCACTATATTATAATTGAAAGGGGTGGACCCATTTATGGCTATAAGTCTATGCACAATATCTGATATCCGTGAATATGAACCAGACATACTGGAATATGGATTACCAGATTTTACCAACGAAATAACAAGAGCCAACGCAGACGTGGTTAGAGACATCAGAATCAAATGGTGGCCTACACAGCAGATTGGCATTTATGATATCAATTACCTTGGAGCAAATTCAGTTGAAATGAATGAAGATTTGCTTACAACAAGCCAGTGGACAACCTGTGCAGTATACAACGCATTAGGTTTTCATATCCTTCCTAAACTAGCAAAATTTGAAGTAGACGGAGATGTTTATCAAAACAAAATGGAGTTCTACAGAAAAGAATACGAAAGAGAATTTGATTTAGTTTTAAGAGATGGGGTAGAATATGATTTGGATTCCTCTGGCACAATTGAAGACAGAGAAAAAGAACCACAGCATTATCTACGCCTAAAAAGGTAGTAGTTAATGAGCACACGCGAAACAGCAATTACAAATATTATTGATATCTTGAAGGATATGGCTCCTCCAAGACCTGCCTTTGTCACACGCGAACCTTTTGACCTAGAAAAACTTTCAATGAGACAATTTCCAGCACTATTGGTAACCACAGGAAATGAAATCAGAGAAGATATAGCGTTTGGTGGTAAACGCCAAGGAACCATTAGTATTAACATAAGAGGATTTGTCCGTTCAGATGGTAGAGAAGGTATTGCCATGAGCGTTGATGAAAAAAGAAATAATCTTATTGAAAGAATAGAAGAAACACTCAACAATGCTAGAAATAGAGAAATAACTGGTCAAGCGGTAACCACCCATGTAACAGAAGTTATAGTAGAAAATAGAATACCACCATTGGGTGAATTTAGCATGATTGTTGAAGTAAAATATGTCTTCACAAAAGGAGAAGTATAATGAGCATTAAAGTTTATAAAGATGGTGCTGTTGAATGGATTGATGATTCAGCATTAAACAAGTTTTTAGCAAATGGTTGGTCAACAGGCACACCAGGCGTTAAGAAATCTGTCAAGGCCAAAGTATCAGCCAAGGCAGAAGTAATAAAAAAAGAAGATACTAAAGAATTCACTACGGAAGAGAGCGGAGACGAAGTGGATAACGAGAATTATTTCCGCAACAACTTAACAGAGGAGAATAGCAATGGCTAATTTAACTGGCGAACAGGGTGCAGTTTACTTTGGAACTGACTCTGCGGGCGAAACTTCTGTAGCAAGTGTTCGCTCTTGGACTTTAGATCACACTAAAGATACCGTTGAAAATACTTCATTTTCATCAGGTGGCGCAAGAACTTATTTGAATGGTTTACACCAATTCTCAGGTTCTTTAGAGTGTGTATTTGATACAACTGAATTTTCATCACACAGAAACTTATTTGATCCTTCATATGACGATGATGTTTTCATTGAATTATGGACTTCAACTGATGCTGGTAATGAAAAATACACAGGTAAAGTTCTTATCACATCAGTGTCAAGAACTGCATCATACGATGATCTAATTACGGTTACGGTTGCATTCCAAGGCACAGGCGCTTTGGGACATGAAGTAACTGCCTAATTAGGAAAACAAATGCTGAAGATACAAGTTAGAGGTATCCAGCAGGCAATGGCTGGTCTAGAACGAGAATTAGATCAATTTATTGCCAGGGTGGCTAATGAAACAAAATCAGTTGCTGTTAGTAAAACACCAATTGATAAAGGTCGTGCAAGGCGCGGGTGGAGAACGGAAAAACGTTCTCATGGTTACAGCGTTGTAAACCGCGTGCCCTATATTGACGAACTTGAAAGAGGTCACTCAAAACAAGCACCTAACGGTATAGTAGGGCCTACCATTAGGGAGATCAATAGGAGAAATATACAATGAATCCAATATTGGAAAATGCAAAAGGTCACTTCAAGGAAAAACTTGGTGGTGATTTAAGAAAGATGACCATTAATGAATGGAAAATGGACATCTATTACAAACCTGCACATAGTTTTGCAACTGAATCAAAAATCATTCAATTGCAACAAGCAGGCAAGACCGTAGAAGCACTTGTAGAATCAATCATTCTCAAGTCATTAAATCCTGAAGGCAAAAAATTGTTTTCACCAGCGGATAAAATGACACTTATGAATGAAGTTGATCCTGCCGTTCTTTTACGCATAGCAACTGAGTTAAATTCTGCAACTTCAGAATATGAGGACGTAGAAAAAAACTAAAAGAGGACACTGAACTCCTATTGCTTTGCAAAATTGGCGAAACGATAGGCAAAAGTTTGGAAGAGGTTGCTCAACTCAGTGTCCTGGAAATACAGATGTGGACTGCATATTTTAATTTGCAGGCGCAAGAACAAAAGAGGAGCATGACGAGTGGCACAAAACATAGAAATCCGCCTCGTAGATAGGGTAAGTGCTGGATTAGGTAAGATACAAGGAAGATTAAAATCCCTTAATGGTGGCCTATTGGGTATCAACAGGGTTGCGGCCGCGGCTTCTGCCGCTTTGGCAACCATTGGTGGTGGAAACCTTATTAGAGGTATTGTTAATACCACAGCACGTTATGAGGATTTAAGAACAACACTTAAATCAGTCACGGGTAGTGCCCAAGCAGGTGCTCAGGCTTTTGACTATGTTGCTAAATTTGCAACCAAAACACAATTTGGTGTTGAAGAACTTGCTACCACTTATACAAAACTTGTATCCAATGGTCTAGAACCCAGTGAAGAATTATTAACAACATTCACTGATGCGGCCGCTGTTACAACAGATCAAATAGGTTCCTTAACGGCAATTACAGACTTATACACAAGAAGTTTACAATCACAAACCGTTGAACTTATGAACCTTGATAGGTTGGCTGATAGAGGTCTACCTGTTTATGATATCCTAAAAGAAAAATTAGGAGTATCACGTGCTGAGATCAGTAAATTCAGTAAGGAAGCAGGAAACACTGAAAAGATAATTCAAGCACTTGGTGATGGTATTAATGAACGTTTTGGTGGAGCAACAGCGGCAAGGATTGAAAACCTTTCAACCAAGATGTCCAACTTGTCCATTGCATTTAAAAATGCACAGGATAGAATTGGTCAAGGAGGATTTGGTAAGGTCTTTGGTGACTTCATACAAAAAATTACAGATGCAATTGAAAATAATGATGAGTTAATTGATGCTATTGGAACCAAACTTACAAAAGCATTTTTATATGCGATTGATATTGGTAAATTCTTAATTGCTAATATTGAATTAATTGGTCAAGCATTTATATTGCTTCTTAAAATCAAGGTTGTTCTATGGGTAGGAAATATAGCGATAGCCATTGCTAGGGTATTGCTTCCTGCGTTGGCTACTTTTGCCACATTTATCTATACTAGCGTTATTCCAGCATTAAACAAACTAGGTTTGGCTATGCTAAACTTTTTACCTGGAGGTATACTTGTAAGAGGTTTGGTCGCGGGTGTTGCCGCAGTAGCAACAGCATTTGGTTTATTCAAAGGTGGAGAAGCCGCGGTTGATTCAATTAAAGATAAGTTTGGTGATCTAGAAAAAACACTTAAAACACTTGGTGTTGAAGGCTATGATGAATTATTAGAAAATATGAGGGGATCATCCAAAGAAGCAGAAGAGTTAGCGGAGAAGGCTAAAAAAACAAGAGATGCATATAAAGGTGCCGCAGGCGCCGTAGGTGAGATGGAAGAAGAAGTTGAAAAAGCAAGTAATACCTATAATGATATTATTGCAAAATTAAACAAAGAACTTACCTTGTTGGAAAAACTAAAACAGAAACAAAGATCTTAGCGGATCTAGAAAAAATTAGAGAATCACAACAAGGTAAATTGCTTGAAGGTCAAGAAAAACAACTTCGCAATCTTCATGAACAAATTGCATTAGAAGAAAAACTTAAAGAAGCGGAAGATGCATTACCAGGAATCATTTCAGAAACAGGTGGTGCATTTGGTGCGGGTAGTGCTGAAGAAGTCGCCAAGGCAGAACAAATTAAACGTCTTGATTTATTAAGAGACAATGATAGACTAAGTGAAGAACGTCATCAAAAATTAAAAAATGCTATCATTAAAAAATATGAAATGGAAAAAACCAAGTTTCTACAAGATCAGGTTAATGAACAATTTGAATTAATCAAGTCAGGTAGAATGGCTGAACTTGATCTTGAAAATTTAACTTCAGATCAAATTAAAGACCTTACAATTAAATCAGGTAGAGAATTATTAAGTGAAATGGCCAAACACAACAAGGCCGCTTTCATGTTAAACAAAGCACTTGCTATTAAAGATGCTATTATCAGCACATCACAAGGTATTGTAAAAGCATTAGCATTAGGTCCAATTGGTATTCCACTAGCGGCAATTATTGGTGCTATGGGTGCTGTTCAAATTGCCACAATCGCACAAACACAATACACTGGTAGAGCAAGAGGTGGTAATGTTGATAAAAATACGCCATACATGGTTGGAGAGCGAGGCAGTGAGTTGTTCATCCCCAATCAGAGAGGCACAATTATAAGTGCTGAAAGTATGCGTAATATGAGCAGAGGTGGAGACGTTGCACCAGTAAATGTTACATTCCAAATTCAAGCAAATGATACAACAGGTTTTGATGATTTGATTACA